AATTACTAGCAAAGGGTGATGGGTCTTTCAATATAACACAATTTGCTTTATCTGATGATGAAGTAGATTACACTTTATACAATCCAAACCATCCTTCAGGATCAGCTTTTTATGGTGAGGCAATTGAAAATATGCCTTTATTAGAAGCATTTCCAGATCAAAACCAAATGATGAAGTATAAATTGGTTACTTTACCTAGACAAACTGCTAAGATGCCTATTTTAGCTGGATCAGGAATTGGGCCTATATTAAAAATACCACAATTATCATCTGAAACAATAACACCAGAAACTTTAAACTATCTAAATGGTACTAATTTTGAACCAAATGGATATTCATTTACAATTTCAGATGTTAGAGTTACTTCTCAGTTCTTTGGTAGTGGGGTTTCATCAGCAGCTGCACAAGCACTAGCAGCTCAAAATGCTAATCAAACAATAACAAATGGTACATCAACATCCCAAACTGTAATAGGTACTAATTGTAGTATTGTAGCTACAGGAGTAAATACACTATTTGGAACTAATAACATATTATATGCTACATTAGTTGTAGTAGGAATGGATTCAGGAGCAAGAGCATCTGTACCGTTACAAATAACAAAAACAACAACAGCTTAAAGAAAATAAATTATGCCAATACAAGATCTAAACTCAACAGCAGGCGGAACTAGAGGTGCTTATATAACATTAGATGCCTCAGATAGGGTATTAAGCACTGATTCTGTAACAGCTGCAATGTGGAGTAATAATAATCCAACACTAAGACAATTTAGAACAAGTTCAGCTCAAGTAACTAGTGCTGTAAAAGAATATTACACATCTGTGTTTCAAACTTCTTCAACAGGAGTAACAGCAGCAATTCAATTTGATATTGCTTATGCTAACTCTGTTGGTAGTGGTAGTGTACCCTTAAATCCATTAGTTGTAGGTACTACACCTACAAGGATTAATTATGGTTCATATAGAAATTTAGTATTAGGAGATGAAAATGCTACATTTATATTTGGTAATCACTCAGCATCTGATTTTTATTGTTTACCAATTGAAAGAGCAAGATATAAACAAGCTATCTTACCTGGAACTTGGACAATGAATATATCAGGATCAACTACAGATTTAAAATTAACAGATGATAGTAAGATAAATACAGTTGCTCAATTTTCAGATGCCGGAAGATACTATAACATTATATCAGGATCAGCAGGAGTTGTAACAGCAGGTGGTGCTACAACAGCTATGACAGCAGATGGTTGGACAATTAACTCAGGATCATATGGTTGGATTTTACCAGATGTGGATTTATTAATATTAAATACAGCAGCTTTAGATGGAGCAGCCGCTGATGGAGGTATAGCTTTAGGTACAGCAAGATCAAATGGTACATGGGATGATAATTCAGCAAAAATAGTAAGTGCTTTAAGATTATCAGCAGATGCAACGGGTTCAGGAGGATTTACATTAAATTCATTAGAAAATTTATCATCTGACTTTATATTTTGTAGAGCAAAATCACAAGAATATAATTATTCATCTAACCCATCATTTATTTCAAGCTCAACGGGAGCAATATTATTTGATTCATTTATAGACAACCCAACAACTTACATTACAACAGTAGGTATGTATAATCAGTCTCAGGAATTATTAGCTGTGGCAAAATTATCAAGACCACTAGAAAAAGACTTTACTAAAGAATTACTTGTAAGAGTTAAACTTGATTTTTAAGATGAATGGCAGTATTCAAACAATTTAATACAAATGAGGTTGTAATAACTCCTTTTTTTGCAAATAAACGATTTGCGTTTAGTGGTAACTCGGTTTCTGCTTCAGACGTAGGCATCGAATATTATCAAGGTGTACAAGGTCCTTATACATCAGGTTCTAATCCAGCAGGATTTACTACAATATTAGATGAAGTATTAGTATTTAATAGTACTAAACAGTTATACTACTCTAATTTTTTAACATCATCAACAGGTGATAGTTTACCATCTCAAAGTTTAAGACCTGGTGCAACCCCAGCATTTAATAGAAATGTAGGTATAACAACAGGTCCAAGATTTGATAATTTTTTACAATCATCCGTAACACAATCAAGATTTTTCTCACAGTTTTCAGCTTCAACAGCTGTAAAAGGTCCTACAGTTATTTCAATACCCTCAAAACTATTTGGTGAAAAAATACCTTGTGAGCAGTTTCAATTCGAATATACATCATCAGACTTTACACATAGTTTAGTTAAAGATGATGGTGAAGGAAATTTATTGGCACAACAAACAGATGCAGCAGGTGGGTTTAGTGTAACACATAGTGTAGGTCAAATATTTTATTCTCAAGGAATAGCAATATTAACAGGAGGACCAGATGATCCAGGTCAATTAAGATTATTAGGATCGCAAGTAGGTTATGATGATAATATGACTACTCAAATTAATTCATCCTCAATTCAATTTTCATCATCAATTACAATAAGAGAAAACCAATATAAATGTGTAATAAGAGACAATGAATTTTCATTTACAACAAACCCTTCATCACTAAGACCATCTGGTGAAGTATCATTAGCTTTAAATGCATTATTAGCATCTACCGATATAACAGGTGTAGCACCAGTACAGGGTACTTATCCACTTATAGGTAGTGGAGCAGGTGCTTCAATTATAACAACAGTTTCTGGTCAGGGATCAGGGTTAGTATTAACAGTAGTTGTTGGAGCAGATAGCACAATAACAACAATTACAGCTACCAGCTCAGGTAGAGGATTTAATTATGGAGATGTAGTAACATTCCCAGGTTCATTAATTGGTGGTAATGGAGTAGTAACAATTACATTTTCATTAGGAAATCTAATAGCAACTACATTTGAATCAAATGCTAATGAGGTATATTATGATTTTTGCACTGGATCTTACTTTAGTCCTTATGTAACAACAATAGGATTATATAATGAAGCTAATCAATTAGTAGTTGTAGGTAAATTACCAAGACCCCTACCTATATCACTACAAACAGACACAACATTTGTAATAAATTTTGACACATAAAAATATAATAAGTTTTTTTAAATCTTAAAATATGAAAAATATGCCAACAACCGCTACCTGGACTCATCAGGGAAGGGTTATAACATCAATTAATGACATGCCTGAAAGTACTTACGGATTTATTTACGAAGTAACTTATAAACCTACAGGTATAAAATACATTGGAAAAAAAGTACTTTATTTTGAAAGAAATAAAAGACTAGGTAAAAAAGCTTTAAATGCCCTACGAGAGGAAAGATCTGAAAAAGGTATTAGAGGGCGCATTCCAGTAAAGCAAAAAGTAATTAGCGAGTCAGATTGGTTAGATTATTTTGGATCCCAAAAAGAAATACTTGCATTATCTAAAGAAGATAAAGCTGGTGAAAATTGGGAGAAACGTATACTACAATTTGTTCCTAACAAAAAACTACTAACGTACTATGAAACTAAATATCTATTTAAAAATGGAATATTAGAAGATAAGGATAGTACTCATATCAACGATAACATACTAGGAAAGTTCTTTAGGAAAGACTTTGATTAACGAATTAGCTTTCGTACATTACGTACTATGGTAAACGAACTATTGGTTAACTTAGTTAACTCTGTATTAGGTACTGGAAAACGAACGGCTAGAGGCAATCAATCATATCATTGCCCTTTTTGTAATCATTCTAAACCTAAATTAGAAGTTAATTTTTCCGAAAATAAAAAAGGTTATAATCCATGGCATTGTTGGGTGTGTGATAAGAAAGGTACACGTATTTCTACCTTATTTAAACAAATTAAAGCTACATCAGAAAAATTTAGTGAATTATATAAGTTAGTTTCTAATGAAAATGAGCGTAAAATAGTAGAAAATGTAATTGAAGTTAAATTGCCTAAAGAGTTTACACCAATTACAGATAATGCTAAAGGAATAACAGGTAAGCAAGCTTGGAGTTATTTAAGAAATAGAGGTTTAACAATGGATGATGTTAAAAAATATAATTTAGGTTATTGTGAGTATGGTAATTATAAAAATATGGTTATTATACCTTCTTATGATGGTAGTGGTCATTTAAATTTCTTTACAGGTAGATCATTTGAAAAAGACCCATATAGAAAATATAGAAACCCTGAGGCATCACGTGATATAGTTCCATTTGAGTTGTTTATTAATTGGAAATTACCGTTGGTACTGTGCGAAGGACCATTTGACGCCATAGCCATTAAACGTAATGCTATACCGTTATTAGGCAATAATATACAATCAAAATTAATGAAGAAAATAGTTACATCAACTATTGAAAAAATATATATTGCATTAGATACTGACGCAATGAAAAAAGCATTAAAATTCGCTGAGGATTTTATAAATGAAGGTAAGGAAGTTTATCTGGTAGAACTTCAAGGGAAAGACCCTAGTGAAATGGGATTTAATAAATTTACAAAATTAATCCGAAATACCACTCCATTGACACAATATGATTTAATGGAAAAAAAATTAGAATTAGTATGAGCAAGAAAATAATTAAAAAATCCTATAATAGGATTCTAGAGATTAGTGAAGATGCTAAACAAATTACATTACCAGATTCAAGATATTATAGAAGAAATGGAAAATATTATCCATCTATAACTTATGTTTTAAGCTGTTATCCAAAAGGAAAACATTTCCAAGACTGGTTAAAAAAAGTAGGATTTAGTGCCGATTGGATTGTTAAGAAAGCAGCTGAAGAAGGTACTCAAGTACATGAGATGATTGAAGATTATCTTAATGGTAAAGAATTAAATTTCTTACAACATGGTAACCCAATGTACAATCCTTTAGTATGGCAAATGTTTTTAAAATTTGTTGATTTTTGGGAAGAGTACAAACCAACATTAATTGAAGCAGAAGTACATTTATTTTCAGATGAAATCAAGGTAGCAGGTACCTGTGATTTAGTGTGTGAAATTGAAGTTGATGGTAAAACAGAAATGTGGATTATTGATTTTAAAACATCAAATAATTT